AAAAGAAAAGTAAAATTTTGAATGCAATAAAGGTAGCAAGTGATTATCTTCCTATTTATACTCCATTTGGACCTATTCCTAAAAAGGTTATAGATATAGGTGTAAAAAAAATAAAAAAATCTTACACAGATTATAAAAAACCTAAAGAAAAATATAACATTCAAAAAATAATTAATACTTTAAAATCTGAAAAGAAATTGTCAACAGGTAGTCATCCGGGAATTGAGACACAACCTAAAAGAAAAGCAGATTTTAATGTTGTAGTAGGAAATATAAGAAAATATGGAAAACCTGTACCATTACGACCAAGTAAAGAGAAACATCCGTTAGATAAAAGAAAGCCTTTTGGTGGAGCAAAATTTGGATGGATGAAAACTAATAAGGATTAATAAAAAATGGCAGCTCCGTTCCGTACATATCTGGATTTAACAAATACAATTCTTAGAGAACTGAATGAAGTTGAATTAACTTCTGCAAGTTTTGCTGGTAGTGCCAAAGGCATACAAAAATTAGTTAAAGACCAAATCAACAGGGCATATTTTGACATATGCAATGCGGAAGATAAATGGAGTTTTTTAGCTCTGGGAGACCCAGCAAATAATTATTATGGAAACACTACCATTGATACAGTTTCCGGAACAAGATGGTATAATTTTCTTAGTGGAACAAGTAATGTTACTACTTGGTATTCTCATGTTGATTATGATAATATTACTCTGACGGAAGAAGGAGTAAGTGGAAAATCAGCACCATATGAAATACGAAAACTTTATCCGGTAACAATTGAATACTGGAATAAACATTTTGCAATTTCTGAAGCATCTGATAAAAGTGATGCACAAAGTTATGGAATACCACAACGAATAATTCGTAGTCCGAAGAATGATAAGTTCGGACTGTCACCGATTCCGGATGGAGTTTATTCTATTTACTTTTTTGCTTACAGTCAACCAACAGAATTATCAGGTCAAGGAGATACAGTTGTATTTCCAAAACAATATTCAACAGTTCTTTTAGCAAGAGCAAGATATTATATGCATCAGTTTAAAGATAATATTTCCCAAGCTCAATTGGCAGATGCAGAATATAAAAAAGGTTTACGAACTATGAGGGAACAATTAATTGAACCATTTCCTGATAGCATGACGGATGACAGAATAGCAATAGTTTAAGAGATGGCAGAACAAGGCGTATCAGTTATATGCGAAGGTGGATTAGATAAGGTAGGAACAACTCATACTTTATTTCGAACTCCCGGTGTCGCAACACAATTACAGAATTTTGAATCCTCTATTCATGGTGGATATCGAAGAATAAATGGCTTTGCAAAATTTGGTAGCAATCAACCAAATGGTAGTGCAGATGATATAGAAGGTATTTTTCGATATGCAAAAGGTGTGGTGGCGTGTCAAGGTTCTCATATTTATTATAGCACGGATGGCACAACATGGTCACAGGTTAATAAAGATACTTATATTGCCAAGACAGGAACAGTTGCAGTATCGTCAGGTTCAGCAACAATAACGGGAACAGGTACATCTTTTAGTTCAGAGTTTTCTGTTGGTGATGATATAAGAGTTAATGATGAAGAATATAATATTACCGCAATAGCAAGTAATACATCAATGACTGCGGATGAAAATTATGCAGCGACAGCTTCAAGTCAAACTATTTATAAGAATGGAGCTACTGCCGCACAATTATCAAGTGCATCCTCAGTTGCAAGAACAAGTCAAAGTAATTGTCAATTTGCCCTGTATGAAGGAGAAGCTCAATATGGAGAATTATTCATTACGGATGGAACAAATGAAATTGGACAATTAAAGATAACAATTGCATCTGGTGTGTATACTTATGCATTCAAGGAAATTGAAGCAAGGTCAGCTCCATCAGACCCATCACTTTGTACAATTTTTTCAGAACGATTAATTGTTGCAGGACAGTCAGATAATCCACAAGTTATTGCATACAGTACAAGATTAATACCGGAAGATTTCACCGGGGCAAGTGCAGGAACAATAGATGTTGGAGACCAGATACGAGCAATAAAATCTTTTCGAGATAAATTAATTATATTTTGCAAGGATAGTATTTATCAGTTATCAGGTTTAGATAGTACAGTAGTATTATCTTCCGTTACAAAAAATATTGGAACATTGGATGGTAATACAGTTCAAGAAATAGGTGGTGACTTAATTTTTCTTGCACCGGATGGTTTAAGAACAATTGCAGGTACAGCTCGTATTGATGATATAGAACTGAGTTCTATCAGTAGAAAAATTCTACCAATATTCAGAGATAATATTTTACCTTATCTTTCTACAATTACTTTTTCAAGTCTGGTTATACGAGAAAAAAGTCAATACAGATTATTTTATTATAATTCATCTAAAGCAAATAGTGTTCAATTAGGAATTATAGGAACATTTAAAATTTCTTCTACTGGTGCGGCTGTGTATGAGTGGAGTGAAACAAAAGGAATCCCTGCTCGAAGAATACATTCTGGTACGGATGAGAATGATTCAGAGGTTTTATATCATGCATCAGATGATGGTTATGTTTATACACATGATTCAGGAGATGATTTTGGTGGAGATAATGTTGCGGCAATTTATAAGACACCCGATTTAGATTATGGTGATTCAGGTGTTCGAAAGACTTTGTATTATATTAAGACAAGTATCAGGGCGGAAGGAACAAACGATAATTTAAAAGTCTTATGCAGATATGATTTTGAAGATAATAATATTCCACAACCTGATGAAATAAGTATTGGTTCTTTAGCTAACCCGGCAGTATTTGGAACAGCAGTATTTGGAACAGCGATTTTTGGAGCAACATTATTTCCACAACAAAAATCAACATTAACAGGAAGTGGGTTCACAAGTAATTTTAAAATGAGAAGTAATGGTACAGCTTCACCTTATACTGTATCAGGTTTTTATGTAGACTTTATACCCGGAGGAAGAATATAATTTATTATGGCAGTTTATACTAGACAGAGTTCATTTTCAGATGGCGATACGATTACCGCAGCATTACTGAATAATGAATATGACCAATTATTAGCGGCATTTCATGTCTCAACAGGTCATACTCATGATGGTTCAACAACCGGAGATGGCGGACCTTTATCAACACTTTACAGTAATGCGATAAGTTTTGGTACAGGTGCGGATACTGATATTGTTGTTACCTTTAGTGCCAATACAAATAGTGGTGTACTAACATGGATGGAAGATGAGGATTTATTTAAATTTACTGATGTCATTAATGTTGGTGTGGATGACGCAGGACATGATGTAAAGTTTTTTGGTGATACAGCTAGTAGATACTGGCTGTGGGATACTTCAGCAGATGGTGTTGTACAATTAGGAACACTTACAGTTGGAGTTGATGATGCAGGATATGATGTAAAGTTTTTTGGTGCTGCTTCAGGAAGTTATCTTTTATGGGATGAGTCAGCAGATTCATTACTATTAACAGATGATACTCCATTAAAGATTGGTGACAGTCAGGATTTAACTTTATATCATGACGGGTCTAATTCTTATATTACAAATGCAGTAGGTGCTTTAAAGGTAGCGACTGAAACAAGTGGCATTGCTGTAACTATAGGACATACAACTTCTGAAACAACAATAGCGGATAATGCAACTATAACTGGAGATTTAAGTGTAGGCGGAAACTTTGATGTAACAGGAACTTTAGATTTTAGTGATTCTAATATTACAAATATTGGAAGCATTGCTCTTGATACTATTACAAATGATGGAACAGATATTACACTAGATTCTTCTGGTGATATCATATTGGATGCAGATGGTGCGGATGTATTCTTAAAAGATGCAGGAACTACTTTTGGTAGCTTAACACAATCAGGAGGAGAACTATTAATTAAATCTGGTTCCACTCCAACAACTGCGGCAACTTTTAGTGGTGCTAATGTAACTTTAGCGGGAACAGTTGGTTCTGGTGCTATTACATCAACAGGTGTAGTAATTGGTACTACTGTTGAACCAAATGCTGATACTTCTTCAGGAGACAATGCGGCTATTGGATACACAGCCACTGAAGGATTAATTCTAACAGGACAAGGTTCAACAAATGATATAACAATTAAGAATGATGCTGATTCTGCTGTTATTTCAATTCCTACAGGTACAACAAATGTTACAATTGCCGGTGACTTAACAATCTCTGGTGATGACTTGACAATGGGTACAAACACCAATACAGCAATCATGGTTGCTGATGGAACAAATTATAATCCTGTTGTTCCAAGCGGAGATGTTGGATTAACAAATGCTGGAGTATTTAGCATAGCTTCAGGAGTTATTGTTAATGCGGATGTAAATGCAAGTGCTGCAATTGTTGATACTAAACTTGATACAATTTCAACTGCTGATAAAGTAAGTGGTGCGGCAATTCAAGTAGATGGTGCTACGGATGGTACAGGAATTACATTAGCAGATGCTGATAAATTTTTAGTAGATGATGATGGTACGACAAAATATATTAATGCTTCTCAACTTAATACTTATACAAGTGCAAGTATTTTATTAGATGATGTTGGAACAGGTGATGCAGCAGTTACTCTTGCAACTTCTACTGGTAACATTACAGTAGATGCTCAAGGTGATGATACTGATATCATATTTAAGGGAACTGACGGAACTGTAGACACGACATTCTTAACCATTGATGGAAGTGAAGCAGGTGCGGCAACCTTTAATGATAAAATTGTTGCAACAGAACTGGACATATCCGGTAATGTAGATATTGATGGTACACTTGAAGCTGATGCAATTACTATAGATGGTACAACTTTAGCAGAAACAATTGCTGATACTGTTGGTGCTATGGTCACTTCTAATACGGAATCTGGTATTACAGTAGCATATGATGATGCTGATAACACATTAGACTTTACAGTAGGAACACTTAATCAAAATACAACAGGTACTGCGGCTATAGCAACAACAGTTACTATAACAGATAATGAATCTACAGACGAAAGTAATGCACTTATATTTACTTCCGGTGGAGATGTTGATGGTGGTAATTTAGGGTTAGAATCAGACGGAACATTAACATATAATCCTAGTACGGGTAAAGTAACTGCTACAGGATTTGTAGGAACACTAGAAGGAAATGTTACAGGTGATGTAAC